AACGCCTTTGGGGTAAACATAAAAGTTCTTTGGGTCCGCCGGGTCGTAGATGAAGTGCTCTATCCCATTCGTTCCAGCGATAGCGTTGTGCCAGTCTGGGAGGCTCTCATCGAGTATCTTCCGGCTAACCTGAGTTACTGATCGTCCATTTACGTTTTGAACAATATCCAACAAGCGCAGAGCCGCAGACGGCAAAGACTGCTTACTGCCATTCGCTAGCGCGAGTGTCGCATTGACGCTGTTAGCGTCAGGACGATGCAAGACGACCTCGTTCTGGGCGTCATTGAAGAACTTCAGGAGTTCTGCGTTGGGGTAGCGCGTGTGAGCCTCATCCTGAAGGATGATTGAAGCGCGATCCAACAGATCAATGACTTTAATCGTCGCCATCAGCTTCTTCCCATTCAATGACTTCTAAGTCTGGATTTCCCGCAAACAAATCGTTGTAACTAAAGACGTTACCTGTAACGATATTTCTCACCGTCTTGGGTCTCATGACCTTAGGCGCTGGAGCCGGGTCGTCCCGCTCTTTCTCTAGGCGCTGCAACTGATCCTGAAGATCAGATAACTTCAGGCGTCGATCCAGCTTCATGCCGAATTGATTTAGCGCCTGCTCGTAGACTTCGTCTTTGTTTGTTGCAACGTCCATAAAATTCACTTTTCAGTTAAAGGAGAAAGGGGCTGCGAAAGCAGCCCCCATCCAGCAGACCTCTTAGGTCCACTTACCTACGACCAATGCGTCAGGCGTTACGACCTTAGATCCGAAGACCTTCAAGCCGCGAACCTGATCACCGAAGG